TGTACATTGTTATAAGATGGCAGACTATAATTTAACACAAAGAAGATTTACTCATAGGTTAAATACTCCTTTATTTTCTCATAAATATGTAGATAACTATTTTATACTTCGCGCTCAGGATACAGTAGCTGAAGAGTCAAACAGAGGTGGCGCTTCGGGGTTCTATTTTAATTCTACAGACGGACAAAAATTAGTTGAACATGGGTTTGGCAAAGGTAGGTTTAGTTCCGGTCGAAACAGTATGAGCAGTCTTAAGTCTGTTTTTTCTAGCGATTATTTAGAAAGATTTTTTGACCCTACTGCTAATAATTTTTATTTTGATTCTAATTTTCGTGGGGGAGGACATAGTACTCCTACTGTTCAGTTTGATGATGGAAACTTTTTCGGTATGCTAGGATGCATGGATATTGATCCTCTGACAGATGGCTCTCTCCACCATAATAATATGAGGCCCTTAGCTACTATCTGTGCAATGGATTATTTTGGAGCAGATAGTAATACGAATAAGTGTACATTTACTTTTTACGAAAAGCTGGGTACTTTCGGTAATTGGGTACAAAAGCAAGACGGAGAACTACCTTACTATAATATATTTGTGCATAATCCGTACCCAATAGATGGAACAGATGACGAGGCAGAAGATTTTGTAGAGGGTAAAGCGCAACGACACTTTAGAGTTGATGTACATAGAAAGGCTGGGTTTCCTACTGCGAAAACTAACTCAGCAAGGGCTTACTGTACTTTAGATATGACGGGATACCCGATGAGAACAGTATACCTAAGAAAATTTCATATCACTTCCACAGGTAGTGACGGTGCTGCGAACCCCAAAAATTGGGTACATACGGGATTTTTAACTACCCCCGACACTGTTCAAACAGCGTATAGAAGTTTTATACCTGGAGTAAAGGCAGCTTTTGGTAGTATTGATAATATACACGGATTTAATGCACAGCCTTACTATATTGCGGAATCCACAGAGTCTGCCGACTCAAATTGGGTTACATCTTCAAATGCTCCTACTTCCTTGAGTGACAGAACTTGGAGAACTACTAGAAATCAAGCTCTTTTTACTTCTCCTAGCACCACACCAGGTAGCTCAGTAGTTGAAAAAAGTTTTGGGTACTTTCCCATAACTGTAGGTGAAGGAAAAAACCCTAATACAAACAACGCTTTTTCTTCAGCTTTTTTACAGGATACTGCATCAAATGATTCCGTAACTACAATATACCAGAGCTGGACAGATAGTTCACCTAATCCTTTCGGATTAGCTACTAGAACTAACGTTAGCAACTCTCTTTTATGGAAAATTAGGGGGATAACTCCCGATGACGATAATGCAGAATTTTTACAAGATATATTAACAGGTCAGGAACGTGCCTTCGTAAGATCAACAGGCGGCTTTCTAGATCGAGCAGGAACTTTTTCAGAGTGTATAGTTTGGGATGGAACTATTGTGGTTACTAATGCTTCCATTTATAATAATCAAGATAATTCTTTGCCCAACCCCTCAACAGTAAATAGTTTTTCATATACATATGATACTACTGTAGAATCACTAATAGGTGATATAGAATACTCAGGAGTTAAAGCAACTGGACCGTTTCTAGAAGATGACGATGGAGTAGAAGTAGTTTCAGACTCTAATAGTTTTGATGCCACAAACATACCTAGATTGTATATATTTGCAGATCCAGCAACTGCCCCTACTCCCCACGCTGCAGATACTTCAGCGATACAAATACTACAGGCTGACGGAACTACTGTAGCTTTTGACTCTAGACACAGGCAGTTGCAGCTACATGATATTGCATCGGCAAGCTTTCCTTCAAAAGCCTTTACTAGAGGTGTCGGAGGTTTGAAGGCGGATAGCGGAGGAAGCAAGTGGCAGAATCATAGCAGCAAATTTTATCCTGATCAATATACAACCGTTTCGGGGTTTACTACACCTACTAATGGAGCATACTTTTTTAATACTAAAATACAGCGTAGTGAAGTACGCGTATTCTCAAAAACGGAAAAGAAAACATGGAATAAATATTACCATCAAACTAGGTACTGGGCTAACTATAAAGCAGGCGTACAAAGAACCGCTACAGATACCTTTAAATCTGGTTTCATAACAGTTTTAAATGGTCATAGATATGACGTAGCAAAATCAAGAATAGCATTTGGCGTTGGAGACTTTAAACTTGGAGGAGGAGGACGCAAGTCAGGTGGTATACAAAACTACGAAAATGCCTCGTATAATAGCACTGCAGAAACTATAATGTCTATAAATACAGATTTATATACAAGTAACTCTTACTTAGTACATATAAGAAAAAATAGTTTATCAACAATTTCTTTAGATGGAGAAGATAGGGATGGGAATATAGATCATACAGTACCAATTTTTAATGATGACTCTTTAGCTAACGGACTGCAGGGCCCTTCCCTCCGTTTTATAACCGGAGACGAAGTAGTACTAGGTAGACATACTGGAATGGTGGCAGATTTTGGAGGCGCTGCTTTATCTGGCGGCTTCGAGTTATACGATATAGGAGTAAGTTGGAATGATGCAAGATTTACTGAAGGTCAGCCCAATGTTCCACGTGATACTTGTATTGGTCGAGTAAACAGCTCTTTAGGTTCTAATGTTGTAAACTCTATTTGGATTCCTGACAGGCCTGGACTTTACTGGCTTAAACTTAGAGTGTCCGGGTTTACCGAATATGTAGTTCCTGTAACAGTTGAGCAAGGATAAATTTTTTAAAATTTTGGTAATATTTCCTTTACATTTTGCTCGAAGTTGTTATATACTATGTCTTCGAATAATCGAAAAAGTAATGGAGAGAAAATTATGAAAAAATTAGTATTATTAGCGGCATTAGCCACACCTTTAGCGGTTGCAGGCCCATATGTTACAGTTATTAACGATTTTGATTTGGACAAATTAGATCCAAGTGCAATCCCAAGCTCATTTGACGATACTCAAACTGATCTACGTGTTGGCTACGGCGGCAAGTATGGCTATATTGAGTACGGTCAGTATGGTTCTGGTTTTGATTTTGATACTGGTGACAGTGCTGAAGCAGGTTACAAGTTCAATCTTGGTGGCTTCGAAGTAAAAGGTAAAGTCGAAGGTTACAAAGTAAATGATTGGGACTGGGGTGTAGAAACTGAAGTACGATATAACTTCTGGTAAACCTCTCAAAAGCCTCCGTTCTGGGGGCTTTTTCTTATCCCCTAGCAAAAAAATTTCTTGACTTTACAGCCTGACTCTAATATAATTCTAAGCATGAGTAAAGAAGTAACCAAAATATCCCCTGAAGGACTGGAAATAGCGAATAGTTATTTGCAGTTCGGTAATATTCGTGGAGTTTGCCAAGAACTTTGCGTACCCGAAGATACAGTAGTAGCAGCGTTAAATAAACGAGAAGCAAAACGTTATATTGATACTGTATACTTGGATATGGGATATCGTAACAAGAATCAAATTGGTTCCGTACTAGATGAAATGATCGCATCAAAACTAGAAGAAGCCCAAGAGACAGGAATCTATTCTAGCAAAGATTTAGCCGACCTATTACAAATGGCCCACAAAATGCGCATGGATGAAATCAAGGCTCAGACTGACCTAGAAAAAGCTCAGTCGGGTAATATTAAAAACCAAACCAATGTTCAAATAAATGAAAGTATTCCATTCGGACAAGGTAATTATGGTAAGCTAATGGAGAAGTTGCTAAGTGGACCAGCAGATGAGTGATCATAATAAACTAGAAGTACTAGAGGTAAAAACAGAGACACATATTGTTCAATGTGAAGAACGATGGAAGTCAAATTTTAATCGTCTGGATAATATAGATAATAATCTTCAACGCATAGAAACTCGTACCATTACTTTAGGTGGTGCTATTATATTGTTTCTAGCAGGCTGTATAGTCACAGTACTAACAACAATGGGGTAAATATGGATAGTGTAATTTATAAAGAATCAGGATTTTTTTGGTTTGTAGACGGAAAAGGTAATAAGTATAAGTATGCCTCAGAAGAAGAAGCGTTAGCAAACGGAGGCAAAAAAGAAAAGGTAGCTGTATCAGGAGTGCCATATAAAGTGGACTCAACTTCAGTAGAACTAGGAAATGATAGCGAATAGGTGATGTATGAAAAAAGCAATAGTACTAATACTATGCTTTAGTTCATTCACGTTCGGACAAGATACTGATAGCGGAAATACTTCAGCACAAACAGGTGATTTAAATACTAATCAGCAGGGTGCAACAGTAGATAGTAATAATGAAACTACTACTAATACAAATCAGTATAATGGAGCAGGAAGTGCTAGCCAGATACCAGTAGCTAGTGCAGTAGCTCCTTCACTAATGTCGGGCGGAAATGACAGTTGTTTAAAAAGTGTATCGGGTGGTGTTTCTACCCTGCAAATAGGCATAAGCTCAGGTAAGTATGTAGAAGATGAAGAGTGCGATAGACGTAAAGACGCGGCAGTACTTTACAGTCTTAATATGAAAATTGCGGCCATAACTCGTATGTGTCAAAGTGATGCAACCTGGTTAGCAATGTTTGAAAGCGGCACTCCTTGCCCTTTAATTGTAGGGGGCAAAGTAGTAGCAGGTAAGTCTGCATTTCTTATGATGAAACGCAAACCAGGACATTTTGTTCGTGGGTATGAAGACAATAGAGAGTACTTCGATATTGCGTTAGGTATAAATGGAGTAAATGGTAATGGCGAACATAAAGAAAGTGGTGACGGCCGTAGCGTTTCTGAGCGTTACCGCAGTGTCGACTGGCCAGACGAGTAACGGTACTTATATACAGACTGGTGCTTTTGGTGGTCTTATTGACCCTGGCATTAATCCCTTACGCCCTGTAGGAGACTATGTCGAAATCCAAGAGATGATTAACACTGCTTCTTATATCAATACTCAGGTTTCAAATGCACAGGCAAGTGTCATTGAGATGAGTATGAATACCCCATCAAATGCTTCCTTAGCTAACGATGCTGTTGTACCTGTGGCAGGTCGCACAGACTCCCATAAAATAGACTTATCAGAAGTTGCATACTATAATCAATCTATACTCGATACTGTGAACGCGAATTATTATTCTGCGGAGCATTTACTTGTACAGAACTATGAAGATAATATGGATCAAATGGATGCCGCTATAGATATGTTTACAGACGCAGCAGCAGAAATCAGTAAAGCAGAAGCAATCTATACTGAAGCTATAAATGCGACAACAGATGAGGATCGTCTTCAGCTTCAAAACTATATCCGTGCAAACGATGTACAGATTGATCAATCTACTGTTCAAATATTCAACCAGTCATTAGACACCATTGAAGACAAGGCTCAAGCAGCTTCTGCTACTTTATGGGCTTCTCAAGATGCTGGAGCACTAGCAATGATTAATTATGATGCTCAGGCTACGCTATCCAATATGACACAATCTACCGTTGCTTATGATGCCTGGACAGATCAAATGACAATTACCTGGGATAACGCTACTGATACTGTGTTACAGGGTATGTTCTTTAACAATGAAGGTGCAGTAAACTGGACACAAGCTACAAGCGAAATATATGATGGCTTCTATGGAGATACTCCTCCCGTTTCAATAAATGAAATGTACTCCGCATACTCTTATGGCTCGGGAGAGTCATATGCAGCGGCAGGTTCTGGGTACGATATAAATGCAAAGTTGTACGATCCCGTACAACTAGCAACCGATGTTATAGAGATACAAAACGCATCTTTAGGCACAACTAACTACAACAATCAAAATGGAAGTTTAGGCAGCACTGGTCCAGATACCATGGTAACTGGTGCAATTCCTGGTGCAAGCGATGGAAACCCTGGACCTTTCAATCCAGATCCAACCCTTAGTAGTCCAGAAATGCAGACAAGACCGTTGCCGGTTACAAACCCGCAACCATAAAGGAGTATAAATGAGTTTAGAAGAGACTGAAATAAATGTGGGAGGCACTAAATTTAAAGGTGCACACATTGCTGTTGTTTTAGCCTTTGTTTCAACAATCAGTGGAGGAATATGGGCAACTTCAGAATTCTTTTCAAGAGTTGGAGTACTAGAGGACACAGTAGCAGAGATACAAGAAACCATGCCAGATCTAGCACCTTTAGAGGTAGAGTTGGAAGCAATCAAAACTAAGATAGAAGATAATGATTTAGGACACTTGCAGGGTAAGCTCGCAGAATTAAGCACTCTACTTGCAACTATACAATCTAGACAACAAGAAGTTTTAGATAACGCTGCAGCTTCTAATACCAAAGTAATTACAATGGAAAAAGATTGGATAGAAATACGAAACGAATACAAAAAGATGGCAGACGCAATCAAAGGGTTTGAAGACTCTGTCGGAAGGTTTAAGAAAGAGGTAGACGACCTTTGGAAAGGTCTGGACGCGGCTTCTAGCCCGTTAGGATAAATACTATGATTAAGTATATGAAACCAAAAAAGAAGAAAAAGAAAGGAAAGAAAAAACGTGGCTACTAAACGTAAAGCCCGTAAAAAAGACCCCCGCTTAAAGCGTGCGAGAGTCTCTGGGTATAATAAGCCTAGACGTACACCAGGACACTCTAAAAAGTCCCATATTGTTGTAGCCAAAGTAGGTAGCAAAGTTAAGACTATTCGTTTTGGTCAGAAAGGGGCTAAAACTGCCGGCAAACCTAAAAAAGGAGAGTCTGCTGCTATGAAAGCAAAGCGTCGCTCATTTAAAGCTCGCCACGCTAAGAATATTGCTAAAGGCAAAATGTCTGCAGCATATTGGGCGGATAAAGTAAAATGGTAAAACGTAGGGTTCCAAAAGACAAAAAGTCAGGATTACCTAAAAAATATTTAGGAGGTACTACCGGCACTAAAAGAGCCGAACTTGCAAGAGTATTGAAACGAATCAAAGACCTTGCGAAAGCAGGAAAGACCATTCCTAGGTCTTTACTGAAGAGGAGAATAGAACTTGGCCGTAAAAAGAAAAAAAGCAAAGCGAAAAGCACCCGCAAAAAAACGACGCGCAAGAAAACCACTAAGCGCCGCTACTAAAGCTACTTTGCGAAGAAAGGCAAAGAATAAGAAAAGCGTTACTTATGGCATGTTAGCAAAAGTATACCGCAGAGGACAAGGAGCATACCTAACTTCGGGTTCCCGGCCAGGTACAAGTATGGCATCTTGGGCAATGGGTAGAGTAAATTCCTTCATTCGAAGAGGTCACCCACAAGATAATGACCTTCGTAGGAAGAAAAAGAAATGAAATATAAAACTAAAAGTGCTGCTAAAAAGGCAGCTAAAAGAATTGGACTAAAAGGTATTCATTCCCATGGAAGAGGAAAAAATAAGACATACATGGCGGGTAGTACACACGCAGCCTATGAAAGAGCTATGAGAGGGAGGAAGAAACGAAGTGGAAGAAGAAAATAAAACATTTCATCCTGCCGATACGAATGGAGACGGTAAAGTAAGTGCAGCTGAAGAAGCAATGTATCTTGAGTTCAAACGAAAAGAGCTCGAAGACGCTGATGCTATGCGAGATGCGCAAAGAAACATGACCTGGTTTGCATTAGGTGGCTTACTACTTTATCCCTTCGCGGTAGTGCTAGCTTCCTTAGTTGGCTTAGAGCAAGCCCAGGAAACATTAGGAAATATGGCACCTACATATTTTGTAGCTGTTGCCGGTATAGTAGCTGCGTTCTTCGGTTCGCAAGCATTAACATCAAAAAAGAAATAGGTAAATAAAGTGGCAGTTGAAGTAAGTAGAAAAGATATAATAACAGATAAAATAGTAGAGTTACAGTCCTCCGATAAGTTTCTGAAGCTACCCCCAGAACCTTATTTAGATATGCTAGGAATAGAACCTCTAGATTCTCAGATGGCGATGATAAATGCTGTGAATAATCCAAAGTATCGGTTTATAGTAGCAGCACTATCTCGCAGGCAGGGAAAAACTTATATCGCAAATATTATTGGGCAACTGGTTACTCTTATTCCTAATTGTAATGTTTTAATAATGTCTCCAAACTATTCCCTTTCTCAAATTTCTTTCGACCTACAAAGAGGTTTAATCAAACACTTTGATCTAGAGGTTACAAAAGATAACGCAAAAGATAAAGTTATTACTCTTTCTAATGGATCTAATGTTCGCATGGGTTCTGTCAACCAAGTTGATTCCTGTGTTGGCCGAAGCTACGATCTTATTATTTTTGATGAAGCAGCTTTATCAGACGGAAGAGATGCTTTCAACGTAGCCCTACGCCCTACCCTAGATAAACCCAATTCAAAAGCTATATTTGTTTCCACACCTCGGGGTCGAAACAACTGGTTTTCTGAGTTTTTCTACCGAGGCTTTAGCGATGAGTTTCCTGAGTGGTGTTCTATTCGTGCAACCTACAAGGACAACCCTCGCATGTCAGAATCTGATATAATAGAAGCGCGTAAGTCTATGTCCGAAGCAGAATTTAAGCAAGAGTACGAAGCTGATTTTAATACTTATGAAGGGCAGATTTGGAACTTCAACTTCGAAACTCAGGTGCAGGACTACAGCAGCTTCGAGCCAAAGAAAATGGATATTTTTGCAGGGCTTGATGTAGGGTATAGAGATCCTACTGCATTTTGCGTTATTGCATATGACTGGGAAAACGAGTGCTACCATCTATTAGATGAATACTTTGACTCTGAGCGAACCACAGAGCAACACGCAGTAGAAATACAAAGACTAATAGATAAATGGGATATAGATTTTATTTACATAGATTCTGCGGCTGCTCAAACACGCTTTGACTTTGCACAAAACTATGATATTAGTACTATAAATGCCAAAAAATCAGTATTAGATGGTATCGCTCATGTAGCAGCAATAGTAGATAATGATACTTTATTTGTACACCAAGAGTGTAAAGAGTCTCTAGGCTGTTTAGATGCATATCAATGGGACACTAATCCCAACCTTGCCAGAGAAAAGCCAAAACACAATATGGCATCGCACATGGCAGACGCTTTAAGATACGCACTATATTCATTTCAAACTGGTGGTGGCACATTCTAGTGCAGGTACGAAAAATAGTGTTTGACAATAAACCTGAAACTAGTTATAATTTTGGATAAGAAAATGGAACTGAAAAGAGATTTAGTAAAATACATTCGAGATAAGGCGAAGTCGAAATACAAAAAAGGATGTGAGTGCGAGATTTGCGGAGACACTGTAAAGCTTGACTTTCACCACTATAACAGCCTAACTCGACTACTTGACAAATGGGTCAAGGAGAATAATGTAGAGCGTTATCTTGTAATGGAATGGCGCGAAGAATTTATTGATGAACATGACGCAGAGTTGTATGAGTATACCGCCACGTTATGTCACAAGCACCATCTACAACTACATTCTATTTATGGTAAAGACCCACTATTAAGCACTGCTAAAAAGCAAGAGCGCTGGGTAAAAATTCAAAGAGAAAAACATGGCTTGGTATGATAGAATCCTAGGAAGAAGTGCAGAAGACGCAGATGATGTGCATCTAAAGCTAAACCCTGCACAACAATATTTCCAAGAGATAAATTCTTCTAGAGAAGACCACTTTAGTTATGAAAAATACTACGAAGAACTAGAAATAGTAAATCGTGGTGTAAATATGATTGTAGATGACGTAGCAGAAATTCCTGTTCGAGTAGGGCCACCCACAAAAGCAACAAGTATAATAAAAGGAATAAAAAGAGCAAAAGTAGAGTTACTTTTAAATAATGAGCCCAATATTTATCAAGATGTTAATACTTTTAAAAGAAACTGCATCACTGATTATTTGTTAGACGGAAATATCTTTATATACTTTGATGGTGCTCATTTGTATCACATACCTGCAGATAAAGTTCAAATACATTCAGATAGCAAAACATATATAGAAAAGTATACCTACAATGATATTGACTATTCTCCAAACGAAATAATTCATGTAAAAGAGAACTCTTTCTATAGCACCTTTAGAGGCGTGTCCAGACTTAAACCCGCAGTTAGAACAATGCGAATAATAAAGTCCATGAGAGACTTTCAGGATAACTTTTTTAATAACGGAGCTGTTCCTGGTTTAGTACTTAAATCTCCCAATACTTTATCTGAAAAAATAAAAGAAAGGATGATAACTTCTTGGGCACAAAGATATAGACCAGATGCAGGTGGACGAAGACCTTTAATACTAGACGGTGGAATCGAGGTAGATGATCTTACAAATGTAAATTTTAAAGATTTAGACTTTCAAAACGCAATTCTAGAAAATGAAAAGGTAATAGCAAAAGCTCTTGGAGTACCTTATATCTTGTTCGACTCTGGTAATAATGCTAATATTCGCCCCAATATGCGAATGTACTACCTAGAAACAATACTACCTATTCATAGAAAAATAAACTATGCTTTAGAAAGATTCTTTGGTTTTCAGATCAAAGAGGACACAACTGAAATTCCTGCGCTACAGCCAGAACTACGAGATCAATCGGCTTATTACAGCTCTTTAGTAAATGGCGGTATTATTACTATAAATGAAGCAAGAGATCGTCTAGGTTATGACGCAATGGAAGGACAAGATAATATTAGAGAGCCCGCAAATATAGCTGGCTCAGCCGTTAACCCAGATCAGGGTGGCAGACCAGAAGAAGGAGAGGAAAACAGTGGCGAGTAAACAAAAGAAAGCAAAAATACTAAGACTTGTAGTGGCATGCTTTGATAGCAATGGAGGCATACTTACTAAAGAGGAGTATACCAACTTGCGACCACAACCTATTGCAGGTAGTAAAATACGGCCTCTTTTTGGGAATTATGAAAAAATGGTTAATATGATAAAAACTAGTAGTCGTTGGCCTCAATATTCTAATACACCCGAACTTAACGTTGAACCTAAAGTTCAACCTAAAGTAGAGCCAAAGGTTGCACCTAAAGTTGCACCTAAAGTTGCACCTAAAGTTGCACCAAAGGCTAAACCTGCTGCTAAAGCGGCAAGCAAAAAAGAGAAGTAATATGGATAAAATCTTACATGTAGCCTCTACGTTCAAATCTCATGAGAATGATGATGGTAGCGTAATGATACGAGGTATGGCAAGTACTAACCACTCTGACCGAGCTGGAGATGTAATCTCTGCAGATGCTTGGACAAAAGGTGGCTTAGAAAACTTTAAAAATAACCCTGTAATTTTATTTAATCACGACTATGATAAACCCATTGGTCGTGCCACTGGAGTTAAAGTAACAGAAAATGGACTAGAGCTAGAGGAAAAGATTAGTAAATCTGCTCCTGCTGCAGTCTGTGAACTAGTAAAAGACGGTGTTCTTGGAGCCTTTTCCGTTGGTTTCAAAGTCAAGGATGCTGATTACCTAAAAGAAACTGACGGATTAATGATTAAGGATGCTGAGTTGTTTGAAGTATCGGTTGTATCGGTACCATGCAATCAAGCAGCTACTTTTTCGCTAGCGAAGTCTTTTGACTCACAAGCTGAGTACGAAGAATTCAAAAAAACTTTCACCAATCGTGTCGATCTACCTGGTCAGTCTCTGACCAAAGATGATTCAAAAGAATCAAACCTGGTTAGTGACGCACCTAAGCACGTAGAGCAATCTACAAATAAGGAGACGAAAATGTCGGAAGATA